CAATATAACACAATATGGATTACAAATCATTTTTAAAAACAAAAGAAAAAAATTTTATTAGTTCAGGATTTGAAATTAATGAAAAAGATTTAAATGAAAATTTATTTGATTTTCAAAAACAAATAGTAAAAATAGCACTTTCAAAAGGTAGATTTGCCTTGTTTGAAGATTGCGGTTTAGGTAAAACAATACAACAATTATCATGGGCTGAAGCAGTTTATAACTATACAAATAAGCAAGTTTTAATATTAGCACCTTTAGCGGTCGTTCAGCAAACAAAAGATGAAGCTTTAAAGTTTGGAATAGATCAAAATTGTTTTGACATTACAAATTATGAGCAACTTAAAAACATAGATGTTTCAAAATATATTGGTGTAGTTTTAGATGAAAGCAGTATATTAAAAGGTAGAGATGGAAAGTTATCTAAATTAATTATAGATACTTTTAAAAACACTCCGTATAAGTTAGCATGTACTGCTACACCATCACCAAATGATCATATGGAACTTGGTCAACATTCGGAGTTTTTAGGGGCTATGTCTTATCTTGAAATGTTAGCTATGTTTTTCGTTCATGATGGTGGTGAAACAAGCAAATGGAGATTAAGAAAACATGCACAAGATGATTTTTGGAATTATGTGTGTACATGGTCTATTTCTATTGATAATCCATGCAGATTAGGATTTAATGAAAAAAACTATAATTTGCCTGAAATAGAATATATTGAACATATTATTCCAGTAAAAAACAATACACAAACATTATTTGGAGATGTTGCAGTAAGTGCAACTGATTTGCATAAAGATTTAAAGAGATCATTTGATAAACGTATTAATAAAACTATAGAATTAGTAAACTCTAATAATGAGCAATGGATAGTTTGGACTTTAAAAAATGATGAAGCTAACGAACTAAATAAAGTTTTAGATAATAGTATAAATGTTCAGGGTTCAGATAAGCCTGAATACAAAGCTGAACATTTGAATGGTTTTGCAAAAAATAATTTTAAAACTTTAATAACAAAAACAAGCATTGCATCATTTGGTATGAATTATCAAAATTGTCATAATATGATATTTACATCTTATGATTTTAAATTTGAAGCATTTTATCAAGCAGTTAGAAGATGTTATCGTTTCGGTCAAAAAAATAAAGTTAAGGTACATTTATTAGTTCCTGAAAGTCAAGTTAATGTTAGAAAAACTATATTACTTAAAGAAAAAAAACATTTTGAAATGATTGCTCAAATGAGTAAATATTCAAGTAAAACAAACTACAAATTAAATAAAACAAAAATCATGATTAATAACAAAGAAATAAAGACACAAAACTATCATTTATTAAATGGTGATTGTGTTCAAGAAAGTAAAAAAATTAAAACAAATTCAGTTGATTTATGTGTTTTTAGTCCTCCATTTGCTGAACTTTATGTTTATTCTGATAAACCTGAAGACATGGGCAATGTATCAGATTATAATGAATTTGAAAAACATTTTAAATTTCTAATACCTGAAATAAAAAGAACATTAAAAAATGGCAGAATATGTGCAGTTCATTGTATGGATTTACCTATACAAAAAGGCAAAGAAGGATATATAGGTTTGCGTGATTTTAGCGGAATGTTAATTGATTGGTTTACAAAAGAAGGATTTATTTATCATGCTAAAACTACTATTTGGAAAAATCCAGTCACTGAAATGCAAAGAACTAAAGCATTAGGATTATTACATAAAACAATAAAAAAAGATAGTGTAATGAGTAGGGTTGGTATTCCTGATTATGTTTTATTTTTTAGAAATGAAGGGGAAAATGAAACACCAATACAACATCAAGATAAAGATCAAAGTTTACCAAATTATTTGCCAGTTGATTTGTGGCAAAAATATGCTTCACCAGTATGGATGGATGTAGATTATTCAAGAACCTTGCAATACAGATCAGGTAGAGATGGAAATGATGAAAAACATATATGCCCATTACAAATTGACACTATTGAAAGAATTATACATTTATATTCAAATGAAGGTGAAACAATATTTTCTCCATTTGGTGGTATTGGTAGCGAAGGATATACCGCATTAAAAATGAATAGAAAAAGTATAAGCATTGAGTTAAAAGAAAGCTATTTTAAATTAAATGCTGAAAATCACAAATCAATAGAATTTGACAATCAAAATGTTCTAAAACTTTTTTAGTTAAATATTTTACATATTTATAAAAAAGTAATATATCATTTTTGCAATAGTGAATTTATTTGGATTTGAAATCAAACGAATCAATCCAGTATTGTCAGAAAAGAAGGGTTTTTTAAATGCTCATTTTGGCGGTATGGTTGGAAGAACACCAGTTACTGAACAATCCGCAATGGGTTTGTCAGCGTATTGGGCTGGGGTTAGAAGAATAACTGAATCAGTGGCAATGTTGCCAGTTGAGGTTTTTCGCAAACAAAACGGAAGGCGTGAAATTGTTGCACATCCAACTGAATACCTTTTGAATGCTGAAGCAAACTATGAATCAATTTCTTTTGACTTTACTCAAATATTAATCACATCCGCAATCAATCATGGTAATGGTTTGGCAATTATTGAACGTGATCAGTTTGGTACACCAACATCATTGGTCAATGTAACTCGTGAACAATGTGAACCAATAAAATATGATGATGAGATTTATTGGAAAGTTCAGGTCAAGGAAGCATATAATGAAACTGAATCATTGCTTGTCAAAGATGCTGACATGATAAATCTTCGTGGGTTTGGAGTTGATCCAGTTGTTGGACTTTCTGCAATAAAAGCACACAAACAAAATCTTGGTTTATCAATTGCAGCCCAAGATTATGGTGCTGACTTTTATAACAAATCAGCAAGAATAGATGGTTTTATTGAATATGCTGGTGTTTTAAAACCTGAAACAAAAGATGCAATAAGTCAACAATGGACTGCAAACTATGGACCAAATGGAACACGTGGGACTGCAATTCTTGATGCTGGTTCTAAATATCATCGTATTGGATTACCACCTGAAGATGCTCAATTCATTCAAACAAGATCTTTTCAAAAGAACGAGATTGCGACTATCTTGGGTATTCCCTCGCATATGATTAATGAAATGCAAAATGCAACATTTTCAAACATTGAACACCAGTCAATTGAATTTGTGACTTATTCAATTGGAACGTGGATTGAAAAGATTGAACAAGAATATAGACGAAAATTATTAAAAGATACGGAAAAAATTGACCATTATTTCAAGCACAATGTTGATCGTTTACTTCGTACTGATGTCAAAACAAAAGGGGAGTATTACAGACTTATGACTGATATTGGTGCGTATAGCATAAATGATGTACTTGAGTTAGAAGATAGGAATCCAATTGAAAATGGTGATGAACGATATGTCCAAATAAATAGAATACCTATTGAGGACATGAAAGAATATTATAAAAAAGAAAATGGCGAGTTATAGTGATTATCCTGAAGCGGTTTCCAACAATGCCAAACGTGGCATTGAATTAAATGAAAAGGTTGGCAACAAATGTGCAACACAAGTTGGAAAAGTTAGAGGTCAACAACTTGCAAATAAGGAAGCAATCACTGAAGATACCATTAAAAGGATGTATTCCTATTTGTCACGTGCTGAAGTATATTATGATCCTGAAAACACTGAAGCATGCGGAACAATATCATTTTTGTTGTGGGGTGGCAAAGCTGGATTAAGATGGTCAGAAAGTAAACTAAAAGAAATTGAACAAAATAGAAAAGTAATGAATAAAATTGAAAGACTTGCAGAGGTTCGAAATATTAACGAAGTAGAACGAACTGCACAATTTGTAATATCAACCGAATCAATTGATAGACATGGTACATCATTCAAACTTGATGGTTGGGACTTGTCAACGTATGACCGCAATCCAATTGTTGGATACAATCACGAAGTGAGTGGTTCGAATCCTGATACAATTATTGGTACATCACGTGTATTTAGAGATGGTGATGCGTTGATTGGTGAAGTAACATTTGAACGTGAAGGAAACAATCCTTTGGCTGACAAAGTATTCAATAAAATGCAAGATGGCATTTTAAAGATGGCAAGTGTTGGAGCAATTCCACATGAGTATCGTTATGGCAACAAAGAAGATGAGGATCGAAACACGATTTATTTCACACGCCAAGAATTGGTTGAGTGGTCAATTGTGAGTGCTGGTTCAAATCGTGATGCGTTCAAACGAAGTGCTGACCAAGTTGACGAACTTAAAAAATCACTTGAGGTTGAAGAAGAAATTGTTGAACAAGAAATGGGAATTGAAACAAAATCAGCTTTGCGAAATTATAACAAAGTTAAAATTGTTACAAAATACCTATAATCAAATAATTGATTTTTGTAGTATTAAAATTTAGAAAATGAGAAATAGTAAAGTAATAAGAGAAGAAATCGGTGAGGTAAAAGTTGCCCTTGATGCTCTTGAAAATTTAGTATCTGAAGAAAATAGAGATTTTACTGAAGATGAAAAAGTATCATTTGATACAAACATGGAAAGATTAACTGAATTAGTTGATGAACTTCCAAAAGTAGAAAAAGAAGAAGAAATAAGAATGAAAGCAGCAAATTTAGGCGGAAGTCCAGTAGTGACTGAAAGCAAAGAAGAAAAAGAAATAGTAAGAGAATTTTCTTTTGGTAAAGCGGTAAGAGCAGCGTTTGGTGGAAAACTTGAAGGAGTTGAAGCTGAAATGGCTCAAGAAGGTGAAAAAGAAATGATGGCAATCGGTAGAAGTGCAAACGGAATCGTTATACCATCAATGATTTTAAATCGTGCGGTTGTTACTGAAAACGGAACAAGCGGTATCGAAACTCAATCTTTTGTTGATGCAGTTTATGCAAACACAATTCTTGATGACCTTGGGGTTACTCGTGTATCATCTACAACTGACCAGCGTATTCCAATCTTGGGTGCGGTTACAACTCAATGGGAGGGTGAAACTGATGCAGCTGCTGACGGCGGTTCTGCAATGAGCAAAAAAGACCTTGCACCAAAAAGACTTGCAAGTTTTGTCGATTATAGTAAACAAGCCGCTATGCAGCATAACGAATCACTTGAATCAGCATTGAGAAATTCAATTGCTCAAGCAGTTGGTGCAAAAGTTGAATATGCTTTATTTACTGATGATTCTGCAAATGGTTCTTATGATTATTTGGGTAACGGAAAAACTCCAGTGACAAATGCAAATATCACAAACTTGATGATGGCACTTGTTGAGGAAGTACAATCTAATAACCACAACAGAGGTAATTTAGGATTTGCAATCTCAAATGATTTATTTAGTGAAGTTTATACTGCTGCACAAGTTAGTGGTGTTAATCCATTAATCATTAATGAAATGATTATGGGGGTTATGGCGAAGTTTTCAAACCAAATTGCTGACATAACTAATCCAGCGGTTTATTATGGTGACTTCTCAAAAGTTCAAATTGCACAATTCGGTGGAGTTGAAATTTTGGTTGATCCTTATACACAAGCGGTAAGCGGAACAAACAGATTAATATTAAACTCATACTGGGACGCTGCACTTGTACAGTCAGCTGCAATTAGCGTGGGTACCTTTGGGTAATTCATTTATAGTAATTAGTTAATATATTAAGAGGGTGGGTTTTGCCCATCCTCTTTTTTTTTAAAAAGCAAATGATAAGAAACAAAAAAATAACAAGCTACACACCAGAGGTCAATTGGGGTTTGACTTTGGTTGAGGCTAAAAGACATTTAAATATATTGGATTCATCGTTTGATGATTTAATAAACGATTACATAGCATCTGCACACTTGATGTTATGGAACGAAGCTGGTTTGCTTATCAAAGGCGGTGTGACTGGGTACATGATAGAATGGGATGATTTCAGAATTGATGTCAATCCTTTGGATACCTTTTCAATTTACTATTATGATTCTAACAACACAAGAACACTTTTGGATTCATCAAAATATATTTGGACAAATGGACTTTATTCTTATGTTGAGATGAAGGACAATTTGCCAAACTTATACGATCGTGACTTTCCAATTGAGATTGAAATAACAACTTTGGCAAATACTGATGACATGATAAAACAAGCATTGCGAATGATAGTTGCAGATTTCTTTGAAAATAGACAAAGCACAATTGTAGGAAGTAACTTGCACAATTTATCACGAGGAACTAAATTTCAAATGTCAATGGTTAGTCAACGTACTGAAATATGAACATAGGTCGTTTAGATAGAAAAATTGTAATTGAGTCACAAACGTTTTCAACCAATTCAATTGGTGAATATACTGCAAGTTGGTCAACGTATCACACAACGTTTGCAAATGTGCAACGTGGAACTGGTAATGAAAAAGTTGAAGCGGACCAAGTGACATCCACAAGCAAGGTCAAATTTAAGATTCGTTTCTTTGATGGAATTGATGAATCAATGCGTATTGTTTACAATTCAAAATATTATGATATTTTAGACATCCAAGAACTTGGTCGTGAAGGTCTGATGATAAGTGCAAATAAAAAACTATGATAAAATACGACATAAAAGGTTTTGATCAAGTTGCACTTGAAATTAAATCATTGTCAGATGATAAAGTAAAAAGGTCTGAATTGCTGAAAATATTAAGAAGGCAAATGAAACCAGTTCTTGAAAAGATGCGACAAAATGCACCAAATCAACGAACAAAAGAAATAAAAGTTGGTGACACAATATATCCACCACAAGAACTTAAAAATTCACTTGCAATAAAAACATCACCTTTGAAACATATTGCACGTGTTTTGGTTGGTCCAAGATACGGAAGAGGTGCAAAAAAGCATGATGGTTTTTATGCGTTTTGGGTTGAATATGGTGTTGGTAAACACATCAACAATCCAACTGGTAAAAAGAATTTCATTCAAAAAACATATAATGAAATGAGTGATAAAATATACACACAAGCGAGTGCAGAACTTACAAAGTATATACAAAGAAAAGTTAAAAAATTAAATTTATGAGAATAGAATTAACAAAGGATTATGCAATCCATACAAGAACATTGCCTGAAGGATCACAATTGCGTGTTTCCAATAAATTAGGCAAGGAATTAATTGATTTGAAAGTTGCGAAAGCACTTGATGGTTTTACATACGAAGAACAAATTGAACACATTGTTGAAGTGGCAATGGACAATGAGGAAAAACCAAAAGTTAAAAAAGTTACAAAGAAGAAAAAATCTAATAATTAATATTGTATAAAATTTAAGAAAATAAAAAAATGGCAAGTACTGGAATCCTGAATGGAACTTTAGCAAAAATACAAGTGGCTGGAACAACAATCGCACACTTAACATCAAACTCATTGACATTTGATATGTCAACAAGAGATGCATCAACAAAAGACTCAAATGGTTGGAAAGAAGCATTAGAAGGTCAAAAATCATTCAGTGGTTCAGCTGAAGGATTTTTTGCTGAAGATGCAACTTATGGATATGAAGATTTATATGATGCATTTGCTGCAAGAACTTTGGTGACTGTAACATGGACAACAGACGTGGTTGGCGATACCGAATACAGTGGCTCATGCTACATCACCTCACTTGAAAAAACTGATGGACTTGAAGAATCAAGCACATTTTCAGTATCATTTGAAGGAACTGGTGCAGTGACAAAAGCAACTGTGTAAGAAATTGATTTTTGTTATATTGTGATAAATGGGGGATGGGGGTAACTTCATCTCCTTTTTTTATATTTGTAGCATGATAAAAATTAATAACAAAGAGTATAAGTTTAAATTTGGTTTCAAAGCATTATTAATGTATGAAAAAGAAACTGGATCATCAATTTCAGAAATGGGTGAAAATGTGACAATGAACATGATTGTTGAAATTGCATATGCTGGAATGAAAGCATCAGGTGAAAAAGTCACAAAAGATTTCATTATTGATGCAATTGATGATGACATGGGTTTGATTAGTGTGTTTACTGAAGCAATGCAAAACGATTTAAGTGCATTGGGTAATTTAAAGGTTGAAGCAAAAAAGTAAAATTGCCATTGATTAATTTCATAAGGGGGTTTGTGTTAGGTGCGTTGAAACAAACTCCTTTATGTTTAGACAATTATTCGATGGTTGACATTTGGGATGCGTACATTGGGCATAGATTAAACGAGAATATAAATGCAAGATCATTGTGGGAAACTGCAAGATTGGTTTCATATGTAACGTTAAAATCACAAGGGCAAAAAACAATGAAACGACCACAAGACTTGATGAAGTTTGAGTGGGAAGAACAAAGCGGTAAAAAAGGAACAAAATCAAATCCATACACAAAAGCAGAAATTGAAAAATTAAAAAAATTAAAACCAAACTGGTTCAAATAAATGGCAAAAAAAACAATAAATTTCGCTGCAATATTTGACCTGAAAGCATTTAGCGATTCAAGTCAAAACTTACAAAGGGAACTGCGAAAATCAGGAAGAAAAATGCAGTCCATTGGCAAATCAATGTCAATGTCATTGACTGCACCAATTGCAATACTTGGTGGACTTGCAGTAAAAACATTTGCAACGTTTGAACAATCAATGGCAAAAGTTCAAGCCATTAGCGGTGCAGTTGGTCAAGACTTTCAAAACTTGACAAATCTTGCAAAGGATTTAGGAATTGCAACACGATTTAGTGCATCGGAAGTTTCAGATTTAATGTTGAATTACTCAAAACTTGGTTTTAGTTCTGATGAAATACAAAAAATCACTGCTGCAACATTAGACCTTGCACTTGCAACTGGAGAAGATTTGGCACAATCGGCTGAAGTAGCTGGGGCAACATTGCGTGGTTTTGGGTTAGATGCAAGTGAAATGACAATTGTCACTGATGTAATGGCAAAATCATTTTCATCATCAGCACTTGATTTGAACAAATTTCAAGTTGCAATGAGTTCAGTTGCTCCAGTTGCACGGAATGCTGGTGTGACTTTGCAAGAAACAACATCAATGCTTGGTGTACTTGCAAACAATGGTGTTGAAGCATCAACATCAGGAACTGCATTGAGGAACATCTTTTTAGAACTTGCAAAAAAAGGGATGTCATTTGAAGATGCAATGGCACAAATAAACAATTCAACTAATTCAAACGCAACTGCAATGGAATTGTTTGGGAAACGTGGTGCTGCGGTTGCTTCTATTTTGGCAAAAAATCAAACTGAAGTTGCTGGGTTAAATAGTGAATTGTTAAAGTCAGAAGGTGCTGCATCATCAATGGCTGCAATTATGGATGCAACATTGGAAGGTTCAATGATGCGTTTAAAATCAGCAACTGAAGGACTTGCAATATCTTTTGGTGAAATCATGGCTCCAGCGGTTGGATTTGTTGCAGAAATACTTTCAAAGATTGCAATGAGGTTTGCAAATGTAAATCCATATGTAAAAACTGCAATTACTGTGTTTGCTGGATTAATTGCAGTTCTTGGACCATTAGCATTCGCAATTGGTGGGATAAAATTAGCACTTGCAACTTTAATGGCAAATCCAATCATTTTATGGGTTGTGGGTATTAGTGCTGCAATTGCTGGACTTGTTGCGGTGTTTATGTATGTAAAAGACAATGCACAATTCTTTGCAGATTTCTTTTATAATTTATGGGTTAAGATTGCAAACAACACACTTGATGCGGTTAAAACAATAGCAAAAGGACTTGCAAAGTTTGCTGGTTTATTTGGTATTGATATTGGTGTTGATGAGTTCTTTGATAAGTTTAAACTTGAACCACGTGAAGCAACAAAGGAACTCAAGTCATTTAAAGAAACATTAAAAGGTATTAAAAAAGAAGTTACTGGTTTGACACAAGCTGGTGAAGATAGTGTTCTTGGTGTTACTCCTGAAGGTGGTGAAACAACCACTGGCAAAACAAAATCAACTGCAATTGCAATACAAGCACCACCACAAAAAGGAATTGAAAATGTCACTTCACAAATTAGTGAAATGGCAAACCAAGCAATTGAACCAATACAAATACAAATTGAACCATTAACAAATCAAGAATTAGGGCTTGTTTCACAAGCACAAGAAATTGGAAAAAAGATGGGTGAATCATTAAGTAGTGGTTTGAAGCAATTAGCAACACAGGGTGCGGTTAGTCTTGGAAAGTTTTTAGGGGATGCAATGACTGGTGATTCAGATGTTCAAGAATTTGGTCAAGGTTTTATGAAAGCTATTGGTGGATTTATGCAAACTTTTGGAGAGTCAATGATTGCAATTGGTATTGCCGAAAGTGCTATTGCAAAATCAATTGCACTTGGTCCAGCGGGTGCTGGTCTTGCAATTGCTGGTGGTATTGCATTGATTGCAGCTGGAACTGCTTTGTCTAACATAAGCAAAAAAGGTGTAGATATGAATGCTGGTGGTCCATCACCATCACCAACTGGTGGTGGTATGGGTACAATGGCATTGCAACCAATATCATTAGAAACAAAGATTTCAGGTCGTGATTTAATATTGGTTCAAAATAGAGAAAAAGGATTTTCAAGATAAATGGGAAACATAATATTTAATAGTGAATTTTATTCAAACAATGGTATCAGATACAAAGTTGAATTATTTGGTGAAGATTATATTGGACTTCCAAATCTTGACATAATTGGCGGAACTGGTAACACTTTTTATGTAGATAAAGATTGGCGAGATTTTATTCAGGTTGGTCAAGAATTGGTTTTATACATTGATGGTGTTTCACAAGCACCATTGCCAATTGTTTCATCAATTTATTCAAATGGAATAACTACACAAATAACAACCAATGTTGCATATTCTGCAACATACGATCAAATAGGAAATACATATATTGTTGCGAACCAATTTAAACCAATATTTGAACCAAGACTTATTGACTTAAAAACTGAATGGAAAGGTGAGGGAGATGAAATACTTGCATCAATAAAGTCATCAAGCACATCAGTCACATATGCAAACAATGATCGTTATTTTGATAGGTTCTTTGAACAATACCAAATCACACAAGATAACAAACTTAAATTATTAGTTTATAGATACACAACGGATTGGGAACTTGATTGGGCTGGTATCATTGTAATGGACCTTGTTCAATGGTCAAACATTGATAAACCAAGACCATACACATTCAAAGCCATTGATGGACTTGATGCACTTAAAAAATATGAGTACAAACAAGAAACATTATCAGTCAATAAAATAATTGATAATGTTTTTGACATTCTTGACATTCTTGGACTCAAACAATTTTGGTCATCATCAGATGCTTACATTCGTGAATCAATTGAATACAAATCAAAAGTTCTTCAAGCAACAACAACAACGGATGATTCACCGCTTGACTATACATATATACCTGACAATTTATTTATTGGTGACACAAACGAAACTCCAACACAATTCATATCATACTATGATGCGTTAAGGGGATTAATGGACTTGTTCAGTTGTCGTATATATATTGCAAAGGGTGTTTATTGGATTCAGCAAGTAAGGAATTTTGATGCAAGTTCAATCAAGTATCGTGAATATATAAAAGATGGTACTTATATTGATGACACATATTTACATCAAAAGACTGTTGGTAATTCAGGAAGTGAGGATTTGAACATATTAGCTGGTGGAACGTTTGGGTATTTTGCTGGAGCATATCGAACACGAATTGAAGCAAAGCAACACATTGAAGGTAAAATTCCAATTGATTTTATGTCAATTAAAAGTCACACATTAAGTTCAACCGACTTAAATCCGAATGAACGTGAAGTAAATATTGGAACAATAAAAGGAAACGGACTTGAAAACATTCGTATTTCAATGAGATTGAGAACTGAACGAGGCGAACCATTTAACAATTTACCAAATTTCAGTTGCCAAGTTGATGTTGAAATATTTACAAACGAATACAAACTTCATGGTGTAGGTAATGCACCACACATAAATGGTGAATGGAAAAATAGTTTAGTGAGTTCTCCAAACTCAAAAATGACAAAAATTGTAAAAAACACAAATGGTCAAACATTTATTGATTTTAATACACCATCAATTGATTTTGATGGTGATTTTACTTTAAGAATAACACCAAACTATATTGGTGCTGATGACTTTGTGAATGATGATCCAGCACAAATTTATTCAACTGCATTTATTATTGATAGAATACAAGTCAAGTTTCCACAAGAACAAAGCACTGACAATAATAGAATGACTTTGGAAGTAGAAAATCCAAGTGGTTTTTATACAAAAGAAATAGAACTTGATCCGTTGTTGATTGTAGATTCTGAACTAAAAACATCAACACTTGCAAAGATTCAGATTGATGAAAATTATAACAATACACAATCATTTAGTTTGGTTGAATCAACAAACTGGTTGTGTGATTTTGACCAAATCGATCCGTTCCTTTCTTATGCACGTGTGTTGGAAGCAATGTCACTTCAAACAAAGCCATTGGAAAAAATTGAAACTGGTCTGGTTGGTGATTACTATCCATTTAATTCAATTGCATACAATGACAAAGTTTATGTGTTTAGTGGTTGCACACGTAACTATGAAATGGACCAAATTGATGGGGAATGGTTTGAACAAATATCTGCAAGGCAAGATGTTGTGATTAAAAAAATTGGTGATGTTGTTGATCAGTCTGACCGAGTGAATAACATTGACATGGAAGTTTATAATAATGTAAAAAATATTTATCGAGGTATTGAAGAATTAACACCAATGCAAGATTCATCAGTCACATACACAGAATTTCAAGTGACACGTGTTGAAGATGATGGTGGTGTATTTGAAGGTGAAGATTACGTTGAAAGATTTTTCCCTGACAATCACGTTGTTCAGCAAATAAGTATTCCACCTTATGGTGATAATCGTATTTATGAAGGGGATATTTTAAGTGTTATTAATTCAAACAACAACAATGAGATTGATTATTTTGTTGTCACTGAAGATGTTTTGCCTGATGCAACATCTATTCAAGTTGTTGAAAAAGAAACAACGTATCCAATAAATGAAGGTGACATTCCAGTTTTCAAAAAAGGTGAGGTAACGGAATCAAACAAAGTACGTGCAGACCTATTTCAAATGAAAGGCAATGCACCTCCACCAACTTATGAAGGCGGTGGCGACTATTTCAAGAATGGTGAATTTATGTTTTATAATAGTCATATTTATTGGCGAGATCAAAATGGTGATTATCATTCACTGCAAGGAAACACACACCATCCTGAATAATGCCAAGAATGCCACACAAAGTTTATTCATTTAAAGATGATAAACCAAAGAAAAAAAAGAACTGGTTGAAGGACCAAAGTGATTTGCAGTTTTACAACACATCACGTTGGCGAAAATTATCACTTGCTTATAAAATGCAACATCCAGTGTGTGAGGTTGTGGATTGTCATCAATCATCATACTTTACTGACCACATTATTCCAGTGTCTGAAGGTGGTGATAAATGGGATGAAAATAACTTCCAAGCATTGTGTAGATCATGCAACGCATCGAAAACTGCTAAACAAAGTAAAAAAGTTTACACAAATAAATTTGATTGATGTGTCATTTTTGCGTTAATGATTGGAGGTGCTATCTATCAACTGCTTAATGTTTCATCAATAACGAGTATCGTTGAGCAATTAAATTATGGAATTTCACCGCAAGAAAATTTATTTCCTCGTGTTATAATTACAGAACAATCCACACCTGAAAACTTCAAAGATGGATACTCGATAATAAATCACGATGTTGAAATAAATATTTATGCAAGTAAAGTCAAAGATGGAAATGGTGGGTTTGCTGAAGCAAATGAGATTGCAGAACAAATTGATTTGATTTTAAATCGTTACAAAGGGGTTAGTGGTGGCAAAACAATTCAACAAATATATTTAAGCAATCAAGAGATTTTATTTGATTCAACTTCGCAATGTGCGAGAGTGATCATGGAATATTCAGTGAGGGAAAGTTTATGAGTATATTAGACAAATCATCACTGGTCATGATACCAAGCGGATACAAAGAGGATGTTTTGTATTCAGTCAAACCAAGAAATGGTGAGGGTGATTTCCAATTTACAAGGGCTTCGACTGGGACAAGGGTAAACGCTGACGGATATATTGAGGAAGTGCCTTGGAATCTTTTAACTTATTCAGAGGAATTAACTAATACTTGGAGTAGAACAAACGCAACCGTAACAAGCGGTCAGAGTGGCTACGATGGTACAAATAATGCTTGGCTATTTGATGTAAGTGTAGCTGGTGGAAATCTTAGGAAAAATATAAGTGTAATAGGAGTCAATAACTTTAGTATTTACGCAAAGAAAGGCACTGCAAACGGTGTTCGAATACGTTTTGACCAAAATACAGATACAAATGTCTATATTGATTTAACTGACGGAAGCATATTTACTTCGGCAAATACTTTGTCTGTTAATGTTGATTCAATTGGCAACGGATGGTATAAAATTAATTTTAGTTTTGAGGCGGTTGGTCTTATTTTATTTCGAATTTACACAACAGATGGAACTACAACGACAACAACTGGCTCAATATTCTTGCAATCTCCTCAACTCGTCAAAGGCACAACGACTAAGACTTACTTTCCAACAACTGATAGACTTGACGTTCCTCGATTAGATTATAGTGGTGGAGCAACAACTCCGACTTTATTACTTGAGGGACAGAGGACGAATTATATTGCGTATTCAGAAGATTATACGAGTGGAACTTGGAATACAAGCAACACAACAATAACACCAAACTCTATAATTGCACCAAGTGGCTTAAATGTTGGCTCATTAATTACTGCAAATGGAACAAATCCAAGATTAACTTATAATGTAGGTGTTGGGACTGGGTCTTTTGTATTTAGTTGGTTTGCTAAAAAAGGAACTTCGAGTTATTTAAAAATAAGAGTTTATGATGGCTCAACAAATCACGAAGCAATTTTTGATTTAGAAACTGGAACACTTACAAGTGGTAATGGCATTATAGAGCCATATGAAAATGATTGGTATAGATGTTCTTTAATTTATACATCAAATGGTTATACTCATTTTACACAAACTTGGATAAGCAATACAAGTAGTGGCAATCTATATTTATGGGGTTCTCAACTTGAACAAGGCAGTTTTCCAACAAGCTACATCCCAACAAGCGGAAGCACAGTAACACGTACCGCCGATGTCTGCAACAATGCTGGGACTTCAGCTACGTTTAATAGTACAGAGGGTGTGTTGTTTGCAGAGATAGCAGCGTTAGCTAATGATGGCAGAATTGCTCTAAATGATGGAACTGCAAATAATAATGTTAGACTTGTATATAATTCTTCACTGAATAGAATAGAAGGTGTCGTATATAATGGAGCAAACCAAGCGTTTTTGAATTACACATTACCATTAGTAAATTCATTTTATAAAATTGCTTTTAAATACAAGGCATCAGATTTTAGTTTATACGTCAATGGGCTTGAGGTTGATAATCAAATAGGGAGTGGCGTAACATTT